CGGTGGACGCGGGTCGAGCCGCGTTATACGGGGGCTTTAATGAATATCCCGGAGTTTAGCAGCCTCGTAGAGAATCATGTATTAGACGGGGATAAAATCAGAATTGACGACTTATTAAATAAAAGTATTGTAATAACAAATTATCATATATCCACAAGCAAGTTTAAAAGCAAAGGTTGCGGGTATTGCATAAAAGTACAATTCTATTTTGCGGACGATACAGAGGAAGTACGGAAAGTGTTTTTTAGCGGCTCGGGTGTAATTAAAGATCAACTCGAGGAGGCAAAAAGCAACCTCGAGAAACAAGGACAACCGCTGCTATTTAAAGCAACGGTAAAGAAAGTCGGTAATTATTACTCGCTTGTATAGCGGGATAATTATTAGTTATAAGTCTATAATCTGCTGGCAGGCGGCAATTGGAATAACACGTCGAATTGCGGCTCACGTTGTCGTAATGCGAATAACAGTCGCTCGAATGTCAATGCGAATATCAGTGGACGCAGGTCGATACGTAATAGGTATTTATAACTCCAATAAAAACGTGCTTACTTACGGCTGGACTTGTAACTATGGCATATAGCCAAAACACAAAACGGAGGGCGGCTTTGTTATCGAATAAATATCAAGCCGCCATTTTTTATTTATGAAAATATATAATAATTTATGGGGACAGTTTACCAGCAAGGAAAACTTCGAATTTGCATATAAAAACGCAATCAAGGGCAAGGGAAAGCAAAAACAAGTAAAAAGATTTAAAGAAAACGCCGCCGAGAATTTGGAACTCATACGGCAGAGTGTAATTAATGGGACGTTTCATACATCAGTATATAAAACAAAGACTATATACGAGCCAAAACAAAGGATAGTATATAAGCTGCCGTTTGCACCCGATAGAATTGTACAACACGCCATTATGAATGTATTAAAACCGATTTTATTAAACAAGTTTATTAACAATACTTATGCGTGCATAGAGGGACGCGGACAGCATAAGGCTAGTATTAAATGCAGCGAATACGTTCGTAAAAATAAATATTGCCTCAAGGGCGATATATACCATTTCTACCCCTCTATTAATCAAGAGATATTATCGAATATGCTGCACCGCATAATTAAAGACGCGCGTTTTATGGATTTACTCGACGATATAATCTTTAGTTATCCCGGCGGCTATAATTGCCCGATTGGGAATTATTGCAGCCAATGGTTCGGAAACTTTTATTTAACGCCGCTCGATAATTTCGTTAAACATAATTTAAAATGTAAAAGTTATGAGCGTTTTTGCGACGATTTCCTGCTATTTAGCAACAACAAAGACGAGCTGCGGGAAGATTGGCAGAGAATTATTATTTTCTTAAAAGATACTCTCGAGTTAAAAACGTCGCATATAGATTTATTCAAAACAAAGCAGGGCGTCGACTTCTGCGGATATCGTCACTTTGGAAAATACGTTTTATTAAGAAAATCTACAGCCCATAGAATGAAACGTCGACTTAAACGTATACGGGAAAATAAAGAGCTTGAGCCCGAGTACGTACAAAATAGTATTGCAAGTATGCAAGGTTGGCTCGCGTGGTGCTGCTCGTACAATTTTCGTATGAAATTAAAAATATAATTCCCAAAAACAGCGAAAAAATGACTATAAGCGCAGAGGGCGAAAAAGTGAGCATAATAACAGCTATTACACTAGGAATCACAATCGCAGGCTTTGCGGGCGGCATTATTACGGCCGTCGCTAAACTTGCGACCAAAACGGGGCGGCTTATGGAACAATTAGAGAGCAACGAAAAACGCGACACCGAAGAACGCGCAAAAGTCGAGGCTAACTTCAAAGAACTATACGGCCGAGTAAATCAGACCGAGTGCGACATTAAAGCGCAGGGAACGGCAATAAACAACCTCGTCGCTACCTGCTCGCGTATCGAGGCAAAACTCGACCGAGTAATCGAGGCGCGGGGATAGTATGCAGATTATACACGACTTTTTAACAATCAACGAATACAGCAGACCCGGGCGAAAATTAAAGGAAGTGCTCGGCGTTGTTTTACATTGGACGGCTAACCCGTCCGCAAATGCAAAAGAAAACCGCGACTATTTCGAGAATAAGAAAACCGGCTGCGGCGGCTATGCGAGCGCGCATTACATCATAGACCAAAACGGGCTAATAGTGGCGGCCGTACCCGAGTACGAAGTCGCATACCACACCGGCTCGAGCCAGCGCGACCCGGCAAGTAATAAGATATACACCGACGAGGCGCGCCGACGATTTGGAAAATACGCGAGCGAAAACAATAGCCCGAATAATTGTACTATTGGCGTGGAACTCTGCCCGATAGACGCGGCGGGTAATTTCAGCGACGCGACAATCGGCGCGGCTATTGAACTCTGCGCGGACATTCTCAAACGCTACAATCTGCCGGTAACGGCACTTACTACACATCACAACGTTGTCGGCTGGAAAGATTGCCCGAAACTATGGACGGAAAAACCGGCGCTATTCGAGGCTTTTTGCTACTCGGTAGCAGAGAAAAAACAACGGGGGTAAATATGGCAGACGAAACACCACAGACAGAAAACAAGGGAATAAAAGCAAAGGGCGCGAGCCTATGGGGACAGATTGCGGCGGCCGTTTGGATTGGCGGCTGGAATACGGCGCAATTTATAAAAGACCTCGCAGCCGGTACACACATAGACGGCCGCGACATTATCGTAAGCGGGCTCGCTATTGCGGCGTGCTTTACTCCCGTTTATTTTAATCTCGTTATGGATAAAATACGCGAGATCAAGTTAGGGGCGTAACTATGCAGACAATCATTAGTATTTTAATTGCTGCCGTAGCCGTGCTATTTGCGGGCGGCTCGTTTTACGTTGCGAGTAAAGAACGCAAAGAACGCAAGCAGGCAGAAAAAGAACTCCGGGAGAAAATCGAACATGAAAACAAAGCGGCAGAAATTATTAACGAGGCGAACAAGACGAAATCGGACGCTATTAGCGGCGATATTGATAACGACCTCAACTATATGGCTGGCAAGCTGCACGAGTACGCCAGCAAGTAAAACGCCCGCGCCGCGTATTACACCGCCCGACCCATACGACGCCGACGGCGAGTTAGTAATAAAGGCGCTCCACGCTGGCGACGTTTACCTCGTACCCGAGGACGGCGTATACTTGCCGTATTGGTATTGGCGTAAAGTGTTTAATTACATTGTCGATACGCAAGCGGCGCAGGATATAGCGGAAAAATGACTATATAGGCAGGAGGAAATAGACCTATGAAAAAATGGGGAATTATTGGCGCCGTGCTTTTTGCGGTAGCCGTAGCGTTTGGTTTTTTCTTTAAGTTTGACGGCTCAATTATTATCAGCCTTGCGGCTGCTGCGTTTGGTTTTACCGCTATTGTAATTAGCGCCGTTTCTTACGGAAAAAAGAACAACGTAAAAACATGGGCGACCGTGGTTATTATTGTACTTGCTGCAATCGGCGGCGTATTGTGTTGTATCGGCGGGCTTAATCAGTCTATATTCGCCGAGATCTCGGGCGCTGCGCTTGCACTTCTCGCCGTAATATTCGGCATTGTGTACGCAAAGAAAACAAAATAATTATTTATAAAACAGACCTCACCGCGCCGCCGTGCAACCCTCACCCGCTCGGCGGCGTTTCTTTTTTTTCTGCAATCAAAAAAAATGACTATATACACAGCGAGGCGCGACGCGTTATAAGGGCGCTATTCATTCTAAAACCGCAGCCGTGGCGACGGCGTAACAATTCACGCGTAAGGGGACAAAATGAAAAGAGAAGAATTACAGACACTCGACTTAACCGACGAGCAAATCGACTCGGTTATGAAACTCAACGGCGACGACATCAACCGCGAGAAAAGCAAGTTTGCAGACTACGACGCAATCAAGCAGCAGCTTGAAAAAGCAAACGCCACAATCGACGGCATGAAAGACTATGACGACGTTAAGGCAAGCGTAGCGAAGTACCAGCAAGAGGCCGAAACCGCAAAAGCAGAGGCCGAGGCGAAAGTAAAGCGCCTCGAATTGCAGGCGAAAATTAAGGACTTTACAAGCGATAAAAAGTTTGTAAACGACCTCACACGCGACGCAATCAACGCGCAGCTCGAAAGCGCATTGAACGACGACGCAAACAAGGGCAAGAGTTTAGACGACTTACTCAAAGCCCTAACCGACGGCAAGGAAGATATTTTCCGCGAGGAAAACACACCGACACCGCCACACGTACCCGGCATGGCTGGGGACAAGGGAGCCGAGGACGGCGTAACCGCTGCGTTTAAGGCATTAAACCCGACACTTAATATCTAAAGGAGATTTACTACTATGGCAGTAGCATTACAGGACAGATACAGCAAGTTAGTAGAGGCTAAACTTGCCGCAGAAATCGTACAGAAAGACGGCGTTATTTGGAATAACGACTATGAGGGCGACCCAAAAGCGGGCGCCGTAAAAATCCCGGTAAGAGGCAACGCGCAGGTTGTTTCTTATGACAAGCAGAACGGCGCTACAAAGTCGTTTACAAATGGCTCTTATGATACACTCGCTATCGACAAGGACTACGCCGTAAACGAAGTTATCGACGGATACGACGCCGCAGCCGTACCCGACAATATCGTAGCAAACCGCCTCGACGCTGCCGGCGAGGGACTCGCACTTCAGCAGAACACAGACGGCACCGTAGAATTGCTCGACAAGGCAACAGTAGCCGGACAGTCAAGCGCTACAAGCAAGTCAAATATTTACGAAAGACTCGTAGATATTGGTACAACTATGTCAAAGGACTACGTACCAAAAACCGGCCGCTGGGCTCTTGTAAACCCGGACACTATGGCATTTATTCGCAAGTCGGCAGAGTTTACCGCAGCAAGCCAGCTCGGCGACACAGTAAAGCAGACCGGCGCCGTTGGTATGATTGCCGGATTTATGGTATTTGAGGACGCAACACTCCCAGCTCACGCTAACGTTATCTGCGGACATAAAAATTGGTGTTGCCGTGTTAAAGAGTGGGCTGTTAATGTTCACTTGCAGAGCCTCGACGGCTCGGGCACATACATTGGCGCTAGCGCCGTGCAGGGACGCCGCATTTACGGCCACAAGGTAACAAACTCTAAGGCCGTTGTTATGGACTCGGGCGTATTGCTCCCAACCGTAGCAATCGCAAGCCATACCGCAACAGTAACACTTACTAGCACAAACGCAACCGGCGCAAAATACCGCATTAAACACGGCGACGCGTGGGGCAATTGGACTACTTACAACGGCAGCTCAAAGCCTACAACACAGGCCGGCGACACAATCGAAGTATACGGATTTGACGCCGACGGCGTACGCTCGGGAATTGTTTCACAGATTGACTCGTAAGGACAAGGGGCGGCAATATGGCACTTTTTGACAATGTAACATACACACATTATCACGACGACCTCGGCCGCTCGGTAGTACCCGACGCCGCCACCTTTGACGCGGGAAAGCTGGAAATAATTCTCTACGTTAAGTCGCTCGTAAACGACGGCTTAATCGTAGAACGAGAGCCCGGCGGAATTGACGACGCGTGCTGCATGATGATTGAAAGCGATTATCAAGCAGCACAGACCGCAGCAGGCAAAGGCGACGCGGGCGGCGTTATGGCCTCGGAAAATATCGGCTCGTATTCGTACTCACGCAGCACGAAAGCGGCCGAGATTGCCGTAGAGAAAAACGCCAAGAGCGCAGACGAAAGCCGCTACAAGTGGCTTAGTTTGTATTGTCATGTATTGACGGGGAGACGCTAGTTATGGGAATACCCGCTAGACTTCTCATACATACTTGTACATATACCGCGCCCGCAGGCGGCTACGACCGCGACGGCGAGCCAATACCCGGGGAGCCGGTAACGCTCGACAAGGTAAGGCTCGAGCCGGTAAACGCAATCGGCAACAGTACCGAGGGCGTAACGGCAAACGACCGCTTGACGCTTTATTATGACCCGTTGTACTCAACGCCGGCCATAACACCAGCGCCGGGCGCCGTGGTAACGTGGAACGGTGAGGACTACACAATCCGCAGCGTTACACCTTGCTACACTTGCGGTGGGGACGAAGTACACCACTTCGAGGCGGCGCTAGTATGAGCGGCTTAACTTTCGAGGTTAAATCGTCGCTCAACGAGGGCGCTATAAAGTCGGATATAGAGGACGGCTTAAAGCGGGCGCAGGCTCCGCTCGACGCCGTTGTATTGGCGGACTCTAATTTTTTCGTACCGATTAAAACGGGGACTCTGCAAAAATCCGGCATTATAAATACACGAATAGGGAGCGGCGAGGTAACGTGGCGCACGCCATACGCTCGCCGTTTATATTATGAATATCAAAAGCCAGCGCACCAAGCAAACCCGAACGCGTGCGCGAAATGGTTTGAGGCTGCCAAAGCCCGCTGGCTTGAAAAATGGACGAGGCTAGTAAATGAGTACGTTAAACGTTAGCAATATTATTAACGCGTGGGTAGAAAATGAACTCCACCTCACCGCGACAATATATAACGACGTTATCCCGGATAACGCAAACGACGCCATTTGCTTACGCTATGATCCCGCACCGGCAGCAGAGCGCCGCTACCAAGACGGCACCCGCTTGCTAAAATGGAACTTAGCCTACTACGTCCGAAACAAAAAGCGCGAAAACGCTTTTAAACTTGCGGGCGACATAACCGCAAAACTTGACGGCGCGGAAATTACGGACGCGACAAGCGGCTTAACTGTACAAGTCGAGGCGCAGACGCTCCCGCAATATATCGCGAAAGACGAAAAAAACAACACAGTATATAGCGCCTCGATAGTAGCAACCTACCTCGAGCCGCGCGAATAGGGGGAAAATATGGGACTTATCCATAAGACTAAATTTGTACCATTTATCGACGTAAGTACAACTACTACTCCGTCGTGGGTACAGATTAAAAAGAGTACAACATTCTCGCTCGCTTTCAACCCACAGACAAAAACATTTGATTTTATTTCAAGTGAAAATCCCGAGGAAGAAATCGACAGCTACCAGCCGGCTTTGAGTCAGTCGCTCACAATGTTTGACGACGAGCCGGACTTTCAGACAGTCTTTGAAATGGCTTACCACTTGCCAACCGGCGGGGACGCTCACAAAGACGTATTGCTCGTATTCTATGCAAAAAAATATGTTACAGAGGACACAACCCCGGTAACATATTACGCAGCATGGAAAGTTAACTCCGTTGTAAAGCTGGGAACACTCGACAGCGTAAATCAGTCTATCGACTTCGACCTTGCGCTTAATGAGCGTACAGAGGGCGCCGTAACCGTTGCTAATGGTGTACCGACATTCGTTGCCGGAACATGGAGCGGCGACGAGTTTACACCGGCCGCATAATGATAGACTTGAAAAAAGCGAAACTCCCGCAGGCAATCGACGTCGGCGGGAGTCTTTACCGCATACATACAGACTATCGTTATTTTTTACGGCTGCGGGAACACCTCGCAGAAAAGGGCGTTTTAGCGGGCGACCTCGATTATATGTACATCAAGGAAAAACCGCTCGACCGCCTCGCGGGCGTAAAGGCGCTTATCGCTTTTATGACACCGCCGCAGGAACTCCCGCGCCGTACAAGCGACGACAACGGCGAGATAGTGTTAGACTTCGCAATCGACGCGGACTACATCTACGCCGCATTTATGGAGCAATACGGCATTGATTTATTAACGGCGCGGCTGCATTGGTACTCATTCAACGCGCTATTGCATGGGCTCCACGATACAGAACTTAATAACATAATCAACGCCCGGCTATATAAACCGAGCGGACGTAACGACGAATACGAAAAAACCAAGCAGAAACAATACGAGGCTTGGCGACTTCCACAACCGGCAGACAACGAGCCGGACGAGGCGCTCGAGGACTTCCTCGGAGCATTAAAGGGGTAAAACATGGCAGACGGCGAAGTAAAAATAAACACCAAACTAGACACCTCGGGCGTAGATAAAGGCGTAAAAGACCTTAACAAAAAACTTGACGACGCCGGCAAATCCATAGACAACGCAGGCAAAAAAAGCAAGTCATTAAATAACAACCTCGGCGGCATGAATAAAACCGCACTCGCTACGGCGGGCGCCGTTGCTGGCGTAGCCGTAGCCGTAAAAAAGACAGTAGACGCCCTCAACGATTGCGAGGCAGCGTATAAAATACAGCGCAACGCAGAAATAGCGTTGCAGCAGGCAGCAAAAAACAACCCATACTTAAATAACGAAAGCGTGTACAATCTGCGCAACTTCGCCAGCGAGTTACAATCTATGTCAAATATCGGTGACGAGGTAAGCCTCAAAGTTATGAGCCAGCTTGCCGCCACCGGCCGCAACGAAGAGCAGATAATACAGATTATGAAAGCGGCCGCAGATATGGCAGCCGTTACCGGCGAGGACATAGCGAGCGCCGCAACCAAATTAAACGCAACGCTCAACGGCAACGCCGGAATGTTAGGCCGACAAGTTACCGCTATAAACAACCTCACAAAAGAAGAACTCGAGAGCGGGCGCGCTATTGAAATCGTAGCGCAACAGTACAACGGCTCGGCTGCGGCTATGGCCGACAATACCGTGCAGCTCGCGAACGCGTGGGGAGATTTTAAGGAAAATATCGGGCGCGGCTGGAGTAAAGTTACCGCACCCGTAAAACAATTTTTTCTCGACGTATTAAACGACATTAACGAGGCAACTAGTAAAACTCGGGATCTCGAGGACAAGGACGCTGCAAACCAAAAAGTATTTGATAAAGGCGCAAAAAACGTATCAGACGAAAACGAGGCGGCGCTTTACCAGCAGCAAGTAGACGTAATCGAAGAAAAAATAAATAAACTCAAAGAGGCGTATAACCTAGAGGTACAACTCGGAAACATGACCGAGGAACAAGCACAAAAAGAGATTAAAAACGACCCGGAAATAAAACGCTATGAGGCGCAGCTTAAACGCGCAAGACGCAATTTGCAGACTGCGCAGGACGCACTCGCGCAAATAAACGAAGAAAAAAAACAAGCCGAGGCAGAGGCAACCGCAGCCGAAAAACGCGCAGCACAGGAAAGCCGCGACAAATCAGCAGCGGACTATATACAGAAAAACAAAGCGGAACTCGCCGAGCGTATAGCCGCTATGGAACTCGAGGCGAAACTTACCGGCGAAAGCGTAGACGCGCAGGAACTCTATAACGTTTATATGCAGAGTTATATAGACCTCGTTACAAAATCAAACGGGCTTGTAACTGAAAACAACAGCGCCGCAAAGGAACGGCTCGAACTTCTGCAATTATGGGCGGAAAAAGCACGCGACGCCGCTACCAGCGAGGAACGGCTCTTCGCTGCCGAGCAGGCGCAGAGCGAGGCCGCCGCCTTGCTCGCCGCTGCCGAGGGCATGGGCGACAAAAGCACAATATACGACGATTTTATAAGACGCGAAAGCGAACTCCAAGCGCTCAAAGAAGAAATAAACCGAAACGAGGTATTAAGTGAGGAGCAGAAAGCCGCCGCTATTCTCAAAATCGACGAAGAACTCGCCGCAAACCGCCGGGAACTATGGGCGGACGTAGCAAACGAGGTAAACGGCTACGCCTCACAACTTAATCAGATTATACAAGACGCCGCAAACCTCGCGCTTGAAACTGAAAATAACAGAATGAAAGCCGAACTCGCAGACCTCGAGGCAAAATACCGCAAGGGCGAAATAAGCGAGGAAGAATACCAAAAGAAAGTAAGCGAGGCAAAGAAAAAAGGCGCCGAAATGCAATATAAAATTGAAATGGCACAATGGAGCGCTAATTTGCTTTCCGCTACATCAAACACCGCCGTCGGCGTAACGCAGGCACTCGCGCAGGGCGGCGTAGCGGGTATTGTTACCGGCGCACTCGTAGCCGCTGCCGGAGCCGTGCAGCTCGCCTCTATTATGGCTGCAAAACCGATTAAACACTTTGCTACGGGCGGCGTTGTCGGCGGCATGAACGGCGCGACAATGGGCGCGGATAATACAACCATAGCAGCGCGTAACGGCGAAATGGTATTAAACGCAAGCCAGCAGCGCGCACTATGGGACAAATTAAACGGCTCCCGGGGCGCTGGGGGTTCGGACGGCGTAAACGTCGTTATAAACAATAGCGCCGCTAATTTGGTGAGCGCACAGCCGCAGATAACACGCGGACAAATTGAACTTATGATAGACGCCCGCGTAAACGACGGACTACGAAACGGACGATTTGACGGCGGGCTCAACGCTGCAAGTGCTGGCATGAGCGGCGAGTATTACGGAATGTAAGGGGGCGAAATATGGCAGCATGGCCGGAAAATGTAAATAGCAAGTTTTACGGACTCGACGGCGGCGCGGTAGAAAACCGCGAGGCGACAAAATACAAGAGCGGGCGCGTTATCTATCACAAAATCAACAGCGCGCAGAAAGTAAACCATACCGTATTATTACGCCTCAACGACGCGATAAAAGACGGTAACGGCAAGACCGAGTTTACACGTTTTCTCGATTGGAACGAAACGACAAACGGCTCGGGCTCCGTACCTATCACCTTAACCGACATAGAAACAAAAACCGGCACAAAGGACTACTACGTACTCGTCGGAAATTGGAGCGGGCAAGCGTTTAAGGAAATCTCGCTCACGCTCGAGGAGTGCTAAGTTATGGGCGTATTTAAGGAACTTACCGAGGGCGGACTTTTTAATCTGCCGTTTTTACTCCACATCTACGACGACGATACACACATCTACATAATAAACGATAACGTAAGCCTCACATACGGCGGCCACACTTTCGCGGCTGCCTCGTTTGAATACCAGCCGAGCACAAACGGCGACGCTACGCTCGCGTGCGATATTTTCGACAAGCCGGAATTATTAAACTACATCAACAGAAACCGCGTTTTTAATTGCGACTTAATCGGCGTATATCGTGGCGGCGAAATTGTGCAGCTCGAAACGTACCGCCATAACTACGGCGAGGCTACGTGGGACGGCGTGAAATTCGAGATCAAGTTAAACGGCGACGACCGGGGAAATATGACATTCCCGGCGCTCATATATAACAGTTATAACAACCGCGGCGCCGTATGATTTATTACGAGGATTTGCTAACCGCAAAATACAAGCCACACGGACGCGGCGACGGCGGCTACGATTGTTACGGCCTCGTGCTGGAATGTTGCAGGCGCGCGGGAACTCCATTAAAAGACCCGTTTATAAAATACGAACACCTACCCGTCGGCGCAGAGCTGCCGTATATAAATGACTATAACAACATAAGGGAAATAAGCGCGCCGAAAGCTGGCGCCGTTGCGGAATGTAAGACCGGCGAAAACTTGCACGTTGCCTACATGGTAACATCACAACTCGCGCTCCACATCACCGCCAAAGGCTGCCGCGTTACGCATATACGCGCCCTTAACCCAATACGTTATTATGAGGTATTAAACAATGAAAGCGAATTTAATTAAGACACTTAAAAACAACGCCGAACTCGTAGACATAGAGGCAGGACGCAGCGCCCGCGCAAACTTCCCGGGTGTAGACTTTGAAAACGCCGTACTCATAATAAACGGCAAAATCTGCGAACCCGACACAATAATAAAAGATAACGACATTGTTACATTACGACAAATCCCGGGCGACCTCACAGAAACAAATTGGGCGGTATCAACTTTTATAATACCGTTCGGTTTTTTAATTCAGCCGGCGCAGCTCGCCGCCAAAGCAAAAAGAGAGGCAGACGAGGCCGCACGGGAACTCGAAAAAATTAAACGCCTCACAAACGCACAGAAAACAGAAATAGACAACCGCCCATTTTTACGCGGCGCTACTAATACAATCGCGACCGGCAAATCGCAGCCGTATTTCTGCGGCCGTAATTTTTTAACCCCGTACTTATTCTCAAAGCCATATTATAAAATCAGCGGCACCGACGGCGAAACGCAGGAAGTCTACAACATTCTCGAGCTGGGCTTTAATGGTATTGTTATAAATAAAATGGGTATAGGCGACACGAATATATTGTCGTTATCCGGCAGCACACCGCAAAACGGTGTATATAATATTTCAAGCGGAATATTCGCTAACGGACAAGTTGAAATAAGACAGAACGGCGACGCGTTTAGCACGCTTACACAATTAAATACAAAAGTAAACTCGAACGTAATTAACCGCGAAATACCGCCCGAATACAAGGTTACACGCGGCGAGTCCGAGCGCCTAGTAATTTCACTTGATCCGAACGCCCTTGACGTCGAGGTTTGTATAAACTTTCCGTACGGCTTATACCGCTATAACGACGAGGGCGAGCGTACTATTTCTTCGATTATAATTACGCCGGAGTATTCTCTCGACGGCGGCAGCACATGGACGGAGTTTACATTTGCAGGCGCAGACCCGCGCCCGTGGTGGTGGCCGGCAATTTTGCCGTGGCCTAATAACGCATGGGCTCGAAGTACAACAAAATCGCTGCGCTTTGTCGGTAGTAAAGCATTTACACTTGAAGACTATACCACACTCCACAATAACGGACAAAATAATATTTTAGTACGTGTCCGCAGCAACGCGGACGACGACCAAAAAGCCCGTTGTGATTGTTACGTATATTTTTATCAATCAAAAATCTTCGACCCGCTCAAATCTTCCTCACCGGCGGGCGTGCTCAACGACTCCGGCGCGGCTGGGCTTGTCCCTTGCTTAAACGTAGAAACACGCGAGCGCGGCGTGTCGTGTATTGCCGGTTTGAAACTTGTAGCAAACGCAAACAATCAAGAAAAACTCACACAGATAAACATAATAGCCACCAGCACCGCCCGCACATGGAACGGCAGCGCATGGAGCGAAACAAAAACCGCAACACGTAACCCCGCCGCTATTGCGCTCGAAATCCTCACCAGCGACACGCACCCGGCAAGCCGTTACGCCGACTCGGAAATCGACCTCGACGCGTTCGGCGCGCTTTACGAGTATTGCGAAAATAACGATTTATATTTTGACGACGTAATCACGCAGGGACAGAAAAAAGACGCGGAATTACAGAAAATAGCCGACGTTTGCGGCTGCGCATTTTACAAGGATATTTACGGCCGCCGTAGCGTAGCGATAGACCAAGCGCAGGAAAACGCCGTAGCCGTATACAATCCGCAGAATATAATTAGCCTCACAAATAAAAAGACATTCGCCCGCCGTGTAGACGCGCTGCGTATTAAATACGTAGACAGTGCAAACGACACTTACAAAGAAAATACGTATACAGTAACACGCCTCGAGAACGGGCAGCCGGTAACAATTAACGAAAACTCAATAATTAAAGAAATCAACGCGACCGGCATAACACGCCAGCCGCAAATAGTAAAATACGCCCGCCGCCTCATGGCCGTAGACGAGCTGCGCCCGGTAACTACTACGCTCAAAATCGGCGCCGAGGGCGTTTACTTCACACCATACGCAAAAATCGGTATACAAGACCCGAGCATTAACCGCGACGCGCAGGACGCCGTAATCGCTGGCGTAACGTATCAAGGCGGCCTCTTAAAGAAAATCACACTTAAAAACCCGGTAACGTTTACCGACCCGCTCAAACTCTACGGCGTAGTCATAAACACCACCAGCGCAAACGGCGCAAGCCCACTCGCGCTTAAAGTAAGCGGCACCGGCACAACTCGCGAGCTGGACGTGCTCACCACATACAGCGCAAGCGCGACACACCAGCCCGAGGCAAATAACGTCGTGTCGTTTGGAGAACTCGACGAAAACTGCGAATTTACCAAAATCACTCACGAATACGTTATTACCCGCATAGCGCGCACAGAGGGCGGCTTTAATCTCGATTTGCAGGAATACAACGAGGCAATTTACAACCCGGGCGTTATTCCCGCATACAAGCCGCTTATAAACAACACACCGACACCAGCAGCAGGCGAGATCCCGCCGGACTCGGTAACACATGACGAACTCGACGAGGCCGTAGCGGGTATTACAGTAGACAACGTGCAGGCTGCCGTAGATACAATACAAAACGGCTACCGCTTTACAAATATTTACAACGTGCGCCCGGTAGAGGACACGCTCGAGGAAATTGTCGCAAAACTCGACGACGAGGCGCGCAACCGCTCGGCTAGTATTTCCATAACCGAGGACGAAATCCTCTTGCAAGTGCAGGACATGGAGCGCGAACTTGTCGGACTTATCGACATACAAGCCGGAGCCGTTACGGCACTCGTAGAGGGCGGCGGCGCTACGGGACAAATGAGCCTCTCGCTTAACTTGCCGGTTATGATAGACGCCACAAAACGCGCGCAGCTTATAGCAGCCTCGAGCGAGGCGAAAGTAAACGCCGGTTACGCGCTCGTAGACGGTACAACATATTACGGCATAAAGCCGACAGCCTCAAACGCAGCCGTAAAAGCATTGTGGGACGACGCCGTAGCGGGCGGACTTCTCGCAAGTCAAATCGAATTGAGCGCGGATCAAATCTACCTCGACGGCGAAGTAATCGTAAACAACGACAATAAAATTAAAGCCGCTTTAATCGACGTTGAAAATATTCTCGCGACCGATATTGCCGTAAAAGACAAGGGCGTTATACATTCGGATAACTACAACGGCGTTATAGACGCAGAAACCGGCGAAATAAACCCGCAGCACTACGGCTCGGCTGGCTGGGCTATCGACCACGCAGGACACGCCGACTTCGTAAATATTAACGCTACGGGCGGAACTTTTACAAATATAGATTTGTCCGGCTCAATAGGTAACTCAAGACAAATTTATGACATGAATAATGGAAGTGTCTTAATAGACGCATACGGTTATTATTTGATATTTATATATTCAAATAAAAATATACCAGTACCGGGCGCCGTATATTATAACAAAATAGAGGCCGTTATTTGTACCACAGGATACACGACGTTTGAGAGCGGCAAACAGATTAGCCATGTTAATTATATTACTTTATATAATAGCGGAAATATTCAATTAAGCATTGAGCAAACAACTGTTCTTTTCGGCATTTATGAGGATAAATTAAAAATCGAATGTTCTTCAAATTACGCCGACAGAATAATTATAACAGAGTTAGGAATAGGTTAATTTTTTATAAATTAATATCTTACCTCTACCGGCTCCCACATCTGCGGCAGCTTGCACACCACGCGAGCCCGCGGACTATCGCCGAGCCACGCTTTGAATTCGTCCACATCTGCCACGGAAAACACGCCGGACTCGTAAACCGTACCCGTAGCGCCTACGCGTCGGTTAGGGCTTTTTATCATGCACTTTCGAGTATCGCCCGCGCCGTTGATTATTTCCACGCCCTCAATAAAAAGCCAGCCGTTGCCGTCGTACATATACGACACGAGGCAGGACGCGCCCGTAAACTTTATAACAATCTCGGGATTGGGGCGGCTGGGAGTGTAGACCGGCTCCGGCTCCACGTTATCACTTGCGCAGGACACCAGCGCGAAAAGACAACACAACAGAATAAAAACGTATTTTTTCATTTTGCGACCTCATGCTAAAATTACCACGCCGCGCCGATAATGACAATATGAGAGGACACAAAACGCCCGCCGTGGCTTTTATTACCCGGCTTATTTACACCAGCTCGCGCGACGACTTCGCCGCGTTTCTCGCACATTCGCCGCTCACTTCCCACGAGCGCGAACTCGTTTTACTGTACGCAGACGGCGCACTCTACAAGGAACTCGCCGACCGCTACCACATCACGCCCGCAGCAATCTACGCGCAAAAGCGAAAAGCCTACGAAAAACTCGCTCAATATTATCTCACGAAAACGTGATATTTTATTGTCAAGCGTTGTACAAATCTATTTATTTATTGTACGTTTATCTACACTCCCACGTAAAATATGACTTTTAATTATTCTCATAGTGTCTACAAATGTAGACTAGTAGACAGAAAACGGCGTTTCGCTCACTTTCGCTCACTTTCGCTACGTTTCGCTCGTTTTCGCTCACATTCGCTACAAGTCGCTACATTTTGCTATATTTCGCTTTGTTTCGCTCGAAGTCGCTCAATTTCGCTCTTCTGAATAGAATAGAAATGAAATGAATAGAAATGAATAGGAGTGAATTATATATAGCGTTTACACGCTGCGCTAAAGCGCCCACCCGCGCCCTAGATTTGACTACGCGCTCACCTCTTTAGCGTAGGCGAACATATAGCGATACACAATATCGGCGACCACTTGCGGCATTGTTTCGCCAAGCCCTGCGCGCAGCTCGTCGAGGAGCCGCACGGGGTAGAAATGCTCGTCGCCCGGAAAGCGCGCGTATATACCGCCCTCGGAAACGTGGAGCACACAGTCGCGGCAGCATACACGCGGCGCGTCTATCGCGAACTTGTACGAGTGAAACGAGATACAGCCGCGAGCGTCGGTACGTCGCGGGATTTGAGCCGTTAGCACTACGTCGAGGTTTACGAGGCACGGCAGAAAAAACGACTCCGGGCGCATAGGCTCAACGGCGAATTGTTTATTAAACCGCTCCACGTAATCAACGAGGAACGCGTTAGCAGCCTCGACAGTATCGCAGCCGGCGCGGTAAAACTCCGTAGGGAGTCTGCGCTGCAAGGTTAGCCACATACGCTCGACGCGTCCCTTAGCCTCGGGCGACCATGCGAGGATTTGACGCACGCCTAACTCGTCAAGTATGCGCTGCCATTGTGTGCGCTTGTCGTGGAGCCCTGCGAGCTGCTCCCATTGTGTGAGATTTTTTTTATTTTTTGGAGTTACGCAGAAAATAGCGGCGCGATCCGAATACACCTCACGCGGCACGCCGTAGCGCTGGATAGTGCGGCGCATTATTTCGAGGTAGCCGTAGAGGCACTCAAACTCGGTTATATATAGCGCCGTTATTCTGCCGGTGGCGTCGTCGATTGCGCCCGCCATGCAATAGCGGCGATTATTTCCGAAACGCTCAAACCACGGGTACGGCGTCCCGTCGATTTGGAGCAAGTCGCCGAGGTTGAAACGGCGCACGCGCGGCCGGTGTACTTTCTGCTTTTTGATTTTATGAGCCTCGGGGCTTTTAATCCCGTACTCGCTCATAATTGCCCGGAGCGTCGTATAACTCACGCTCACGCCCTCGTAATGCTCGAGGCACTCACCGAAATACTTAAAATTAATACCCGCGTAAGCTGGCGACGCGTAAAGCGCGACAATACGACGTTTGACCGGCTCGGGCGTTTTATTGCTGGGGACGTGGCCGAGGTTTTTATTATCAAGGCACGACAAGCCCTCGCGTAAATACGCTTGTTTGAGTTGGCACATACGCACAACGGAATAACCACACGCGCCCGCAGCCTGCGCGAGCGTGTACTTACCAGCGGCAAGGCCTACCAAGTAGACCGGCAATAAAGATTTGTGTTTTAATGTTTTCATAGCGGCGAGATTATCGGAGAGTTACAAAAGAGTTGTCAAGCGAAAAAAATATTAAAAAAAAATGATTTAAATAACTTTATTTGCTTGACATTCTTAATTTTTAGGTGTAACTTTAACTTAACTTGACGAGCGGAAAGTATAAACCGCTCGCTCGACGGTTGAGTTTTAGGTTGCATAACTGAGCCGTTGAGAAATCAACGAGCAAATTGAAAGCCCGCTACCCTATGCAACCAAGGTGGCGGGCTTTTCTTTTTGCGTGGGGGAAATTATGACACTTTACGCCTATTACCAGCAGCAGAAAAACTTCTGCGAACTTCTCGGCAGACAGCCAAACATCAACGAAAACTTGCGCACATTCTACGCAAAAGCTGCGCGAGGTTATGAAATCAAACTCGAAAATCTCACACTTAGCGAGGCCGCAAAATGACAAAGACAATGTTTTTAATCACGCTCAAACATTCAGACGGCGCCCGCCTTAAATACAAGGCTTGCGGAATAAACGCAGACGACGCAAAGCGCAAAATCTTGAAAGAGTACCCAAGCGCCCGCGTTTTAAGCTGCATTACTTGTTACGAGTACGAGGACTAACGGCTATGACTAACGAGGCATTAAAGCACATCAGCGAGGCCGAAGTCGTGCAGGAAGTAAAGGCCGTTATCAAGGCGACCGGCATTAAATTGCAGCGCATAAATACGGGCTGCTTTAAGACCGGCAACCGCTTTATTAAGACGGCCGAGGCTGGCACGCTCGACTTTGAGGGCTACGACAAGTTCGGGCGTTTCTGCGCTATCGAGTGCAAGCGCCCGGTTGGCGGCAGATTGTCGGACGCGCAGAAAATGCGCATAGACGAC